CTATAAGATTTGCTAGTCAATTTGGTCATACAAAAGTTGTTTCTTTACTATTAGAAGACGGACGTGTTGATCCATCAGAACAGGTAATTCGTACTGCTGCAACAGACGAGATAAGGGACATGTTGATAAAATACAAATACAGAGTAGATGGTCAGGAATACCAAAAAATGAAAAATAATATCTAAATCATTCATCTCATAAGATGAATTTGTCTCAAGCTATCTTTAGTAATAATATAACCAAAGCAAAAGAATTATTAGAAAATGGGGCTGATCCAAATTTTTCCGAAACGATTGTACCTTTATCGAGTGCATGTTATAATTGTTCTAATTCAGAAATGGTTCAACTTTTATTGAAATATGGCGCAGACCCAACTTTTAACAAAAGTGAGGTTTTACGAATAGCATGTATTTTTGGGGATACAAAGATAGTCAATATTTTATTACAGGATAGACGGGCAGATCCAACAGATGATAACAATTATCCTATAAAAGTTGCTAGTCTACAAGGTCATACTAATGTAGTCCAATTGTTATTGCGAGATGGACGGGTTGATCCAACAGATGAAAATGAATATGCTATACGATTTGCCGCAACACAAGAAATCAAGGACATGCTAATCGCTTATAAATACCGAGTAGATGGTCAGGAATACCAGAAACTGAAAAATAATATCTAAAATATTTCATCTCTAAAGATGGATATATTACAAGCTATTCTAAATAATTCTTTTACTCAAGTAAAAGAACTGCTAGAAAAGGGAGCTAATCCAAATATTGAAATTAGAGGGACAGTACCTTTATCATATGTGTGTTATAAAAGTGATGATTCAGAGATGATTCAACTTTTATTAGAATATGGTGCGGACCCAACTTTTAACGCTAGTGAAGCTTTACGAATGGCGTGTTTCTTTGGGCATACAAAAATAGTAAAGTTGTTATTACGAGATGGACGTGCAGATCCGACATGTTTTGATAATCATGCTATAAAAATTTCCCTTCGAAATAGTAATATAGATGTAGTCAAAGCTTTACTACAAGACGGACGTGTTGATATCCATAAGGAATATAAATTTAGCCATGTCAAACAAGAAATAGCAGACATGCTAATCGCTTATAAATACAGAGTAGATGGTCAGGAATACCAAAAAATGAAAAATCTTTTAAAATAGTGAAAATATAAAAGATGTATAATCCAGATCATAATTTTGACATGGAAGAGTCGGCCATTAAAAAGCGTATTGATGCTTGGCTAAAATGTCAAAAATATAATGAAAAAATCGTAAAAGCACTCGAAGAAAATAAAGATAAATATTTTCAAAATGAAAAAGCCTATCATAAATGGAAATCTACAGACCCAGATATTAAAGCCGTCAATAGAGCAAAAGAAAAGATGATAGCTGGATTAACACAGTTTATGGACGGACTTGCAGATCTTAAAGAAGTATCTGGTACTTGGATTACCGATCCCGATTACCTAAATCTCCTATTTATGACAGCATTTGCTAAAAGCACATTTTTTGAAAAAACCTTACATTGGGCAAGGGCAGAAGAAACTTTTCAAAAGGAAAGAAATACAGACCTTCCGGGAGGGTATGCTGGCAATGGCGAGGAAAAGATTGTTAGGGATTATGATACACAATGGTTTTCATTACAGTTTTTATATAGACAGCTAGAATTTACCCGATTTGTCCCCAATTATGATATAATGGCTGGTATTTGGGCTTTAAATAATTCCAACGATTGTTCTAAATTGTTAGATCAATGGTATTATATACATAGGGAGAATATCAAAGCCAAGACTGATTTGACTGATTATACAAAAGGTTATTTTTTCCGCTTTAATTCTCACATGACTAGTGAAGCACAAGCACAAACCCTATATATTTTAAATAATTTATTTCGCTATTCAATGTCGAAACCGATGGGTACGTTGGAATATCCACCATGGTTTTGTGATTCGACTATTACAGGTAAAGCAGATGGTGATTTACCCTACTCTAAAAATATAATACCGCATAAAATAAATCTTGTGGATATTGAAAGGTTAAATACCGCCCCGATTATCAGAGAAGAAATAGCAGGCATGAAATCCGTCCCTGAAGAAGTTCAAGAGGCACAAGATACTAAAATTGCTAGTATCGTTGTTAAAACATCTGGTAAAACTCTTGAAGAAGTAGAAAAAACAATTGATATGAATGAAAAAGAAAGGGAAGGATATAAAGATAAATGGGATGGTGAACATAAGTTGACATTTGACGAAGGTACAATTACAATCCGAGATAGAGTAGTCGTTAAAATTAGAGATGCCAATGGAGACAAGGTTGAAAAACTACGAGCAAACGGGATGAAATATAAAATTGGAATGGTATTGGATTCATAAAAATTGAAAAAATATTCTTTAAAAAGAATACAGACAAAAATGGCTTACAACAGCATGACTACTCAACAACTCCAGGCGCTCATTACCCAAAGTGATATTCCTGAGATGGATGAAAAGCAAAAGCTTATCGCTATATTGACACTTTACAATCATCGTCGTATCCTGGGTAGTGTGATAGGTGATATTCACACTATACGTGAAGAGATGAATAATGTTACATCCCAATATAGTGGTGTTATGGAAGATCTTGAAGACATGCTAGATGGTCTCTATTCTACTACCGCGAAAATTTTTGGATTAAATGAAGAGAACGAATAAAATTTACTGTCGTTAGGAAAAATTGAAAAATTGAAAAATATATATTGACATATATAGCAAGAAAATGACTTACAACAGCATGACTACTCGACAACTCGAGGCGCTCATTACTCAACGTTGTATTCCTGAGATGAACGAAAGACAAAAGTTTATTGCCATGTTGACACTTGACGATCATCGTCGTATCTTGTATAATCTGGCGGCTGACGTCTACGATATACGTGAATCGTTGAATAATATCGATATTCCTACATCTCGATATTGTGTTGCTATGAAAGACGTTGAAGATACATTAACTGAACTATATTCCGCTACTGCTGAGGTTGTAGGAATTAAATGAAGAGAACGAAACTGTCGTTAGGAAGAACATAAAAACTGAAAATATTCTTTTTAAAGAATAATACCAGAAAATGGCTTATGAAAGCATGACAACTTACCAACTCAAAGCGCTCATCAAAGAACGCTGTATTGCCAAGATGAACAAAAAGCAAAAGTTTATTGCCATGTTGAAACTTGATGATCAGCTCCGTGTATTGGGTTGCGTGTTAGGTGACATTCACGATATACGCAAAGAGATGAATGATGTTGATAATCCGACATCCCAATACAGTAGTGCAATGGAAGATATTGACGATAAGTTGAATGCACTATATGATACTATGGTGGAAATTCTAGGAGAATGAATCAACATAAAAATTGAAAAAAATATATATTGTCATATATAGAAATAAAAATGTCCAAGTATACGTATTTTCCTCGTAATGCTCATCTAACCCAATTTCAAAACAAGTTGCTTAAAACATTTTGGATTTCAGATGAGATCACTTATGAAGGCGATCGTGTCGAAATGCAATATCTCGAAAATATCATTTCAACAGGAAAGGAAGAACAAATAGGCAAGTTAACCATAACAGCTGAACAAGCTAAAAATATTATCCTATTTGTCAAAAACATTCTTTGTCTATTTGCTCAACTTGATGGAGTAGTCATTGAAAATCTAATTGAAAACTTTACACATGAAATATCTCTAGGCGAAAAAGAAATTCAACAATTTTACATCACTCAAGCTCTCAATGAACTTGTCCATTCCGAGACATATTCTACCCAAGTTGAACGTCTTATCGAAAACCCCAAGGAAAAAGAGGATATTTACACGGCATCTTTACAATATCCAGCAGTCCACGAAATTACAGATTGGACATTACGATGGTTTGATACATCTTTGCCATTGGTTGAACGCCTTATTGCTTTTATTTGCGTCGAAGGAGTCATTTTTACATCTGGCTTTGTAGCTATTTATCGTCTTAAAGAATGGGGTCTATTTTCAAAAGGTCTTTGTAAAGCAAATGAATGGATTGCCAGAGATGAAGCAGTTCATACAGCTGCAGGGATTGAATTTTTCAAGTACAAGGTAGGTAAACATTTTCAACGACCAACTGATAAACGCGTATTTGAAATTATCGATTCTGCTGTCACTTTGGCATGTCAATTTGCAGATGAAGCAATTAAACCGGAATTGATTGGGTTAGATAGTGAAGATATGAAAAAGTATATTAAAATGGCTGCAGATCGTGTGTTGCAAGATTTGGAATATCCAAAAATTTATCATATTCCCGAAAACCCGTTTGAATGGATGGAAAAGATTAATATGTTTAACATTTCAAATATGTTTGAATCACGCGTATCTGAATATGCAGTCGGAGACGCCAAAAATCAAGATGACGGATGGGATTGAGAATTCATATTAAAATATGAAATTATTCTAGTTTTGTACGTTTATATTGTAATAACACATTTTCTATATCTTTACCATAATCATTAGCTACTTTTATAACCTCAGTTGGATCTACACGTCCATCTTGCAGTAAAGCCTTTACTACATCTGCATGACTATTTGCACATGCTGATCGTATAGCTTCATTGTAATTATCAGTTGGATCTGCTCGTCCATCTTTTAGTAATGCTTCAACAATTTTAATATAACCATTCGCACACGCATTTCTTATTGCTTCATTATTATTAGCGGTTGGATCAGCTCTGCCATCTTGTAATAAAAGTTCTACTGTTTTTACATGACCTTGATCACTAGCCCATATTAATGCGTAACTGTCATTAGCTGCTGGATCTGCACGTCCATCTTGTAACAAAACTTCTACAATACTTGCACTACCATGCCCACTAGCCTCTATTATAGCCCAATTTTCATTAACTGTTGGATCTGCACCATTTTCTAAAGCCTTTTTAACATTTGATAAATCATGTTCATTAATCGCCCGCATAAATTTTTTATTTTGTATAAATTTATTCATCGGACTAAAATTTTCTAATGACGGATATTTAGCAATCAAATCCTTGTAATCAACTTCTTCATCTGTCGCATCCATCAAAGACAATGTTTCGACGTGTAATTGATATTTCTCTCCATTTTTACCAGCTATGATATATAATGGCCCCTGGCTATTATAGCTTTCAAACATATTTTCACCTCGTGTAGCAGCTGTACACCATTTTGTACCTTGGCCATAATAACACGATGCTTCCTCTGTCTTGGGATAGTATACGGTTACTTCATTATTATCCAATACCACTTCTGTATCCTTATGTATTTGTTCAGACTCTTTGACTGCTTCCCTTCTAGAAGCCAACACATCTTGATACTTATCTAATAATCCATCTAATCCAATTAAAACACGTTTTTTCTTGGTACAGCCAGCCAGTCCACAATAATTTTCAATAACACGTTCATTTGTCCAAGGTTTACTGGCTTCTCCAGAATCCAATTGCCCAGATTGTACAAGATACATATAGTCTTCCAGTGCCGGTTTAACACGAGATAGCAAGTCCTCATACAGTTTGATACCACCTAGAATATACGATTTTAGTATCCAATCGAGATACTTTTTGTTATCAGATGGATCAGCTTCTATAAACGTTTCATATGACCAACCAACCGCAGTTCTATCACCTTCAAGTCGCTTTTCTAATTCACTTTCATTTTGACTAAAAGATCGTTGGATACGTGGTAACGATTGAGATAAATCAAACGCATTCATTTTAAAATAAATTTAAAAAATAAAAAATATTTTTGTAAGAATGACTTGCAACTTGCAAATTATAGATGCTCATGGAAGTCGAATGATGATACTAGCAGGTGCAATGATTGTCCTCGGTATTATCTTTCGTAACCTTCCTGGCTTAGCCTTATATTCCCTCGGTTGGATATTAGTAGCCTATAATTTAACGCAAACAATGCCAGAAAACAAAAATATTTTTATACCAGCCATTGCAATAATCATTCTATCTACTTTTGGCATTTTAGAATATAGACATATCGAACCAGTCTACTATACAGCAGTTGGATTTTACGCAGTTGCATGGCTCGTCTTTGGATACTTTTTATCAACCCATCTCGAAGGACCCGACAGGTTAGCAGGAGTAGGAGCAGCCTTATTATCAATCGTTGCTACTTTCTTTATTAACAACCCTTTTGGCGCAGTTGCTTATACTGTTGGATGGGGTGTCATTTCAACCATTTATAGTATACCAACATTGGATGGTCTAACGACTTCGGCAGTACCGTGTCTAGCAGATGTTCTTAGTCGTTATCCAGATGCTCAATGTTTTGTCAATTCACAATGTCTACAGCAACTTTTACAAACAAATGTAACTGGTGGCGAATATATCAAACAGTTTATTGATGCTATCATTTGTGCATCAAATTCATGCCCATCTAAATTGTTAAAAGATGTCGCTTCATCGCTCACATGTATGGAAAGTCATGGTTGTCTAACAGCAATTGAACAATCCCCTCCGCGAACGATGCAAGACTTGGAAACTGCCCTTGTAGGATTAATTGCATGTAAAGCATTGAATGGATGTTAATATTTTTTACAAATTTATTTTTCCTATTTTTAATATGCATTCATTATTATTTACCTTTGGTATTGGATTTATTGGTGCCTTATGTATTGCCTTTGCTCTCTTATATAAACAAGACTCGTACCCATCAATGAAGTGGTATCAAGTTTTAGGACAAGATATTGGTGTTCGTATCACATTTGCTGTATTGGGCTTGCTATTTTTAGGATATGCTGGGTTCTTTCAATTCCGATTAAACTTTTAAAAAACGTACGTTTTTCAAAAAACATACGTTTTTCAAACACTTCTTTTTTATAAAAGAAATTTTTCCTCTAAAATAACAAATGGACGTTTTTGATAATATTTATAAAGGTGCAGCTGCCGTTGGTACAATACGTGCCACACTTGGAGCTGTCATTGGTAGCATCATAGCATTTGGCCTAGTAGCTGTCGGTATTTGGATTCTTTGGGATAACTATTCATGGGGTAAAGATACAAACGCAAAAGTAAATCTAGCTTCTGATTGTACACCAAATGCCAGTTGTCGAACAAATGTAACATACATGGCCAATGGCAAACAATATACCCATGACTTTTTCTCACCTACTTCATATAAACAAGGTGCTATAATTACAGTCTGGTTTGACAAGGCTAATCCAGACATGGCTACAATTGACCTTCCACCGGCAACTTGGGGGTGGGGTCTCATTGGTGGAGCAGTTGCCCTTGTCTTACTTGTATGGGGTGTAAGATGGCTCGCTTTCAACTTTCAGCCATTTGCAGCGTTCGAAGGAGGTCTAACCGCTTGGGAATTTTTCCGCTAAACATTTTCCTTTTATAAATGGAAAGAAGTTGGGTCGTTTCTATCAATGTAATAAACACATCACTTCCAAAACGATTTAATATGTGCTACTCTTGCAGAATCCATTCCCTGACAATCATAAGGCTTCTTTTGAGATAATGCGTCGACTAGACACATCCAGCGATAATCTACAAAACGTGTTTTATCCCCCTTTTTCAGACGTTGCATTTCATCTAAATAATTTCCCAATTCAGTCTTGGTAAGATTCCAAGGTTCACGATTTTTAATTTCCCAGCTAAAAAAGATTTCCTCTTCTGGAGCGTCATACAATTCGACACAACAACGTACTTTCCATTCTTTATCTTTGAAAGATCCCAAAGGGCATACAGGAGCAAATGCCAAACTCGCACTAAACGGTTTCTCATGGTGAAAGAGCCATTTCAGACAATACTTTTCATAATAACAAACATAGACTAGATTTGCCAAAGCAGGATATTCAGGTCGATACATAAAGTTATCAAATGTAGACCTCAAAGTTTGCCTATCTTTATCTAGTCGCCAAAAATATACTCTTTTGTTTGTTACCAAGCAAATTACTGTTGTTTGTTTATACCTTGCAATTACCAAATTAAATGCCTTATTTTTTACCATTTGAAAATCTTTATATGTAATGACATCTTTATCCTCTACAATTTCTACCTTGCCAATCTCCTTGTTCGACAGGGCACAAGTTAGAATCCTGTAAGCCTGTTGCATTTTAGTCTAGAGATTTCAAAATTTACATTTTCAATTTTTTCGTTCCTCCTAGCGTCGGTATCGGAGCGAAGCGAACGATACGCCTCTTATCTTCCTACGTCAGTACGAGCGTAGCGAGTAAATTTTTTTCTCCTAGCGTCAGTATCGGAGCGAACGATACGCCTCTTATCTTCCTACGTCAGTGCGAGCGTAGAGAGTAAATTTTTTAGTTCTCTTAATGTGATGAACCTGTTTGTAATGAATCCTAAAAATTTTTTAAAATGCCAATATAAAAATGCATCCACTATTGATTTTAGGATTGGTGGCATTAATTGTTGCGACTGCAATTGTGGTTACTCCAAATCCTTCAAAAACATCCTTTTCAACATTTGTAATCGATTGGCCAAGACGACCAACCTATTCAACCGATAAACTATATGCTACTCCGATTGGTATCATCAACGCTGTTGAAGACGCTCAGAAATATGACTACTATTCAGTCCAGGGTATGCAAGATATTGTGACCAAGTTTCCAAAAATCCCTGTTGACCAAAATAGTTCCTTTTATTATTTCGTACCAATGGGAATTTAAAAAACTCGCTACGCTCCAAATTTTAAAATTTGTAAACGTAATGAGCTAATAACACAAAAAAATACTCACTGTGCTCCGAATTTTAAAAAATAATAAAAATTAAAAAATTTTTCTAGTAAATGACATGTATCAAGTTTTGGCTTGATGATTTTTATGAAGCAATAACAAATCTAAGATCTATCATACCAAGAGCGAATCAATGTATAAATGAAAAACTAAACTGTCTAGCCTTCTTCTCAGTGTTATTTACTTTATTTTTATGGGCGATGAACGTCCCCTATTATTGGGCTTTTGGTATTTTCGGGGTCTTGGCTTCAGTTTTGCTCAAAATGTTATTCTTTGATAAAGACTTGGGAAACATGACTGTCGATGATTATCAAAGGATAAACATGAAAGATTTAGAAAAGTATTTACCTGACGAAGGTTATGATACAGGAGATTACGCTTATAGAACATCTGGAACAGGCACCCTAAAAGATGAACATGACTACTCTGATGGCATACATTATATTAGCACAACGAATTACATGATGGATAAAAATGATGGGACCTGGGAAGGCATGAAAGAATCAGTTGCTAATGACGTTCTGAAGTCAACCCGCCCGCTTGTCGTGCCCCTTAGCCAACGTCTTGGGGACATATGTATTGTTTAAAGCCCGAACTTCTAGTACCTACAAACATCTTTTATTTAGTGATTCTAATCTTTTTTCATTATTTATAACGAAAAATCATTCCAACATAACGAAAAATTTATTCATCAGCATCTTGGTATTCATCAGAATCGTCTTCATCATCATCTTCACCGATATCATCTCCATTGTATTCTTCGATGCGTAATTTGACGACTTGATTGGTGCATTGGATTTCTTTTGCGATGCGTTTGACGATAAAAGTTTGTACAAGTGGTCGTTGCCATCCTGGAATCAAATCGTATAGCATATTGACATTGCAATGATTGAAATTTTCAAAACGATGTACTACCCGCTTGAGGATTTCAGGTTGCTCAAGATCACTCTCTTTGACAAGTAGAACCTTATCAAACACAAATGTATCGACTGTATAATGCGTATTAACCTCACATTCACAACTTTGACAAGTTCCAGTTGACACTGTCGTATCAGCATAGATAATTGTATACTTGTAAATCTTACCCGAATCAAGCTTTGCAATCTCTTCAGCCAAGTCTTGATACTGTTTTGATGTCAATGTTTCTTTCACATTCTCTACCATTGTCAACAACTTTTCACGAACACTCATCTATGAATGTCTTGGGTATCAAATATGTTTTTCAATTTTTGCAATATCGGAGCGAAGCGAACGATATGCCTCTTATCTTCCTACGTTAGTACGAGCGTAGCGAGTAAATTTTTTATGATATTGTAGCACAGTGACGATACTGGCGTAGGAAGCCAATTAAACGAAACAACATCTAATTTTTTATACAATTGGCGGGATCTTTACATAGCCATGCATCGTGGATAATTCCACCGCCATACAATCGAATAAAATGTTCCGCTCCACATTGTCTTTTTTGAATTGGTATAGGTTTATATGAGAATAAAAGATTGAAAAGACTTTGTAACATTATTTATAATGTTTTTATTAGTCCAACAAATTTCGTGTGATTGAAATTCCATTCATTAGTGTCTGTGCAATTTGTGCCCACATTGTCAACGGACAAATTACAATTGTAATGACTGCATTTGTAATCGCCGACCATACACGAAGACGATATTGATTGCGAGTGATATGAGTATCAGCCAAGACATGATACCCAGCCGCAATACCAGCCAGTCCAGAAACCAAATAAATCATATTGAGATTAAAGGCATGATGAAAAGTCGTTCCAACCATCATAAACATTACTTGGAAAAGCATTGCAGTCAAGACAGTCGCCACGCCAGCCAGATAGATATCGGTACCATTAATTGTTGTCGGGTGAGTATTATCGGAAAACTTATCGGTCATCTAAACCTGCTCTGACCTCTAAAATAAAAATTCAATTTTTTACACGCCCATCTTTTAATAGCGCTGCTACCACATCCGAATGACCATTTTTGGTAGCCCATCTTAGTGCGTAATTATTTTCACTTGTTGGATCTACACCAGCTTGTAATAATAGTTCTACTATATCTGCATGACCATTTCTACTGGCTACTTTTAAGGCTAAATTTTTAGCGGATAAACTAGTCCGTTCATCTTGTAAAAATGCCTTTATAACATCTATATAACCATTTTCACTAGCACTTTTTATAGCATAATTGCTTTGAGCTTCTGGATTAGCTCTTCCGTCTAGTAAGAGCAATTTTACAATATCAGGATGATTTTTTACACTAGCCCATCTTATAGAGTAATTGTTATCCGCGGATGGATCTGCTCGTCTATCTTTTAATAAAGCTTCTACTATTTTTGTATATCCATATTCACTAGCAATACCAATACAAGAATTATCTCTAACTCTTGGATCAGCACGTCCATCCATTAAGAGCAATTCTATAATATCTAAATTACCATAATGACATGCACGAGTTATAGCTAAATTATCTTCAACAGTTGGATCTGCTCCATTTTTTAACGTTTCTTTAACATTTATCAAATCATCATTTTCAACAGCTTGAATAAATTTTTTATTTTGTATAAATTGGTTCATCGGACTAAAATTTTCCAATGATGGATATTTTGCTATCAAGTTCTTGTAATCAACTACTTCATCACTTGCATCCATAAGAGAACCTGTTTCAACATGCATTTGATATTTCTCTCCATCTTTACCAACTATGATATACAATGATCCTTTATTATTATACTCTTCAAACATATTTTTACCTCGTGTAGCAGCCGTGCACCATTTTGTACCTTGACCATAATAACACGATGCTTCCTCTGTCTTGGGATAGTATACAGTTACTTCACTATTTGAAAACACAACTTCTGTATCCTTGTGTATTTGTTCAGACTCTTTGACTGACTCCTTCCTAGAAGCCAGCACATCTTGATACTTATCTAACAAACCATCCAGTCCAATTAAAACACGTTTTTTCTTTGTACAGCCACCCAAACCACAATAATTTTCGATGACACGTTCATTTGTCCATGGTTTACCAGCTTCTCCAGAATCCAATTGACCAGATTGTACAAGATACATATAGTCTTCTAGTGCCGGTTTAACACGAGATAGCAAGTCTTCATACAGTTTGATACCACCTAGAATATACGATTTTAGTATCCAATCAAGATACTTTTTGTTATCAGACGGATCAGCTTCTATAAACGTTTCATATGACCATCCAACAGCAGTTCTATCACCTTCAAGTCGCTTTTCTAATTCGCTTTCATTTTGACTTAAAGATCGTTGGATACGTGGTAACGATTGATATACATCAAGAGCATTCATTTATAAACTACCATAAATAAAAAAAATAAATAAAAATGTCGCGATATGTCGATCCTCTAACAATAGTCGATCCCAACGCAAAACCACTAACCTCACAAGAAACAGATTTCCAAATGCAAGACTCGTTTAGAACAGGCCGAGTATTTATTAAATCACATCAAGATCCACCTATTCCTGCGGTTCCCCAACATTATCAATTCCTTTTACAACAGCTGAGAGAACATACTGATAAATCTAAAGAAACCGATATCATTCTAGATGAATTGGCAAACCATTTTACACAAAACCAACCTCTTCAGGCCTATTGCTGGCATCTTTTTGAAGAGCCATCTATTGTCACCGGAACAGATGGCAAACAATATAAACATTATGGTTGGATGAAACTCAGAGGGCAATTCTCTACCTATGGTGAAATGGAAACAGAAGTCAGAAATATTATGCAAGACCATGATTCATATACCAGAACATATGGTCAACAAAAAGGTGTATTCTTCCCAATTACAAATGCCCCATTTGTGACTGAAGAAGCATTACAACAAGTATATGACAAGGATGTTAAGCGTCAGGATGATATTCAAAAGCAAATGATTGCCTTGACACGAAAACGTGAAGAGACCCTTCAAGAGATGCAAAAAGATGTAGAAGAGGGCTCTTTAGAAGATTATATCCGTCAAAAGTTGAAATTTTGTGTAGCAGATACAATGATTATCAAGGCCAAAGGTAACATTGAACGTTTTACTCCAATTTTGGCTAAACAATCCAAGCTAGTAGAAACGATGGAAAAGAGTCATCCAGACTATCATGATCGTGGTCTACAAATGTATCAGGACAAGATGAAAGAGATTGGCTATCCAGTTCCAACATCATTTTATGATGGATGTGTTCCATTGGGAATGAATTAAAAATATTTATAAATAATTTTAATTCTCATTTAAAAATGAAAGATTATCATTATATTTTAATCGGTGGTGCTATTTTACTCGCCGTTGCATTGGCAGTCTTTTTCTTATCCAAAAAGCCACAACCCAAAATGGTAGCAATGGCGGCGTCTGCCCCAAAACAAACTGATTGGTCCTCAATCATTAGCAGCCATGTTGGTACATTTACCTTTCCTAAATGCGCCTCATGTGTGACAAATCCAACAGATGCTCAAATTGCAGCTGGCACTCCAGACTATATGACATCCAAACTCTTTATTCAACCAACAACCCTTGCCTGCAATTCATTTGAAAAATTACAAGCGAGAATTTGATCTCACTTCGCTCGATCGGTTGGCTTCCTGCGTCGGTATCATTCGCACCGATATCACACCGACGTAGGAGGAAACCTAAATTTTCATATAAAAAATATGAATTACTCTAATTTTGCACGTCCATCTTTTAATAGTAGTTCTACTACATCTGAATGTCCATTTTCCTTAGCTAAATATATAGCTATATTGTCATTAGCGGTTGGATCAACACGTTTATCTTGTAACAAAACCTTTACAACATCTGCATGTCCATTTCTACTAGCTGTTTCTAGAGCATCATTATTATTAGCGGTTGGATCAGCACGTCCATCTTGCAACAAAGCTTCAAGTACTTTTATGTATCTATAATTACAGGCCCATCTTAATGCATAATTATTTTGTGCTCTTGGATCAGCACGACCATCTTGTAATAGCAACTTTACTACATCAACATGACCATTTTTACTAGCTGATCTTATAGCCAAATTATTATCAGCTGTTGGATCAGCACGTCCATCTTGTAATAGCAATTTGACTACATCAGCATGACCATGACTACTAGCCCATTGTATAGCATCATTGTCATAAGCGGTTGGATCTGCGCGTCCATCTTGCAATAAAACCTCTACGATATCTGCATGCCCATTGCTACTAGCTACTCTTATAGCCCAATTATCCTTAACTCTTGGATCTGCACCGTTCTTTAAAGCCTCTTTGACATTTATTAAATCATCATTTTCAGCAGCTTGAATAAACTTTTCATTTTGTATAAATTGATTCATCGGGCTAAAGGTTTCCAATGACGGATATTTTGCTATCAAATCATTATAATCCACCTCTTCATCACTTGCATCCATCAACGATATTGTTTCAACATGCATTTGATATTTATCTCCATCTTTACCAACTATGATATACAATTGTCCTTGATTATGATACTCTTCAAACATATTTTCACCTCGTGTAGCAGCCGTACACCATTTTGTACCTTGGCCATAATAACATGATGCTTCCACTGTCTTGGGATAGTATACGGTTACTTCATCGTTCTCTAATACAACTTCTGTATCCTTATGTATTTGTTCAGACTCTTTGACTGCTTCTCTCCTAGAAGCCAGCACATCTTGATACTTATCTAACAATCCATCCAGTCCAATTAAAACATGTTTTTTCTTTGTACAACCAGCTAGACCACAATAATTTTCGATGACACGTTCATTTGTCCATGGTTTACCAGTTTCTCCGGAATCCAATTGTCCAGATTGTACAAGATACATATAGTCTTCCAATGCCGGTTTAACACGAGATAACAAGTCTTCATACAGTTTGATCCCACCTAGAATATACGATTTTAGTATCCAATCAAGATACTTTTTATTATCAGACGGATCAGCTTCTATAAACGTTTCATATGACCATCCAACAGCAGTTCTATCACCTTCAAGTCGCTTTTCTAATTCACTTTCATTTTGACTTAAAGATCGTTGGATACGTGGTAACGATTGATATACATCAAGAGCATTCATTTTAAAAAATAAATTTAAAAATTATGAAAAATTTAGAGAGACTGACATAGGAAACCAATCAATCAAAACTTATTCAATTCTGAAATAAAGTCTGGGATGGCATTTGGATCATAACGCAAGTCACTCCATTCTTTATATTGTTTGCACCCAAATCTCCATCCTTCTGGATACGGATGTAATTTCTTTGGGTCAGCAGGATCATCAGTTGACCATCTCCAGCCTGGCGCTTTAAATGCAAAGACACAGTCTGACAATTCACTAGATGTTGAATTTAGTTCAACAACGAGACATCTCCCTTTTTCACTACATACGTCATTCATCAACTTTGAAAAGTCTTTGTATTCTGGTATGATTGTTTTAAAATATTGTCTATGTATTTTTCTTCTATTTGAATCCTCCTTTTCCATAAAAATAAAAACCCTAGAAGGAGAGTTTATTATATTCTCTGGAATGTCTTTTATAGATTGAAAACCCATGATTAACAATGCTTTTAACCATTGGGGACCATTTTTGTGTGCTTCTGTTACTGCTTTTGACTTGCATACTTTTGGATCAAAACCAAAATCATCAATGATTTGTAAAGAATGAACAGGATTGCAACCTTCTTTGCTGCATATTGTTTGTCGTGCCATAAAACGCTGGTGATCATGTTCGGTATATGTAGCAGAAACAAATGACCCGCCAAATATAGGGGTAAACGCATTTTGAATATTTTCAGTACCACAAAATATTTGAGCTACTGGATAACGGTGCTTATAGGCATATGCCAAAAATTGTTCAAGGTATGTCTTGCCCATTCCTGGTGAGCCAATGACATGTGTTACACTTGACAGTGGAATGCGATCGAGATCGTATTCTTTAATTTCTTCAAATTTTCCATCTTGTATCCATTCTTCATTCATTTAGCCTTTAAAAATCTTTAATTGTCTTTTTTCCAAATTTCATTAATAATTTTTTTCTCTACTATAAAAATGTTGAGTTTTACAAATTTTACAGCTAGTGATTCTATGAAATATGTGTTGTATTTTGTTCTCGCTGCATTTGCTGTATGGATCGGTTATCAAATTTATCAAACATATATCAAACCCCACATCAATAAAAATTCTAGACTTGGTACAATTTTGCAAGTAAGCGATCTCTCACAACCCTCAATTACAGGCGAAAGACAACCTGGTGATCCAATTGATGATACAGATTTTAACTATATTCACGGAACCACATTTACCGTTGATGGGCTTGCAGCCGATCCTTCAAATGATGTCCAAAAATATCGCAAATCAGTAGATGCTTCAGGTCGCGCCTTCTGGGAACCACTACCAATGACCTCGGTTAATGACTATCTTACGGCTGGGGAGTTTAACACTATAGTCGATAGACAAATCTTGAATAATATGGTGCCGAACTTGAAGTACCTGACTACCGCGAAGTTCATTAGAAATGCAGACAACTTCTGGGGCACCTACTGGCCTAATGAAAATTTGGGTCCTCTCGACAACGGACGTTGTGTCAATCCTTCAGATCTCGAGGGCAAACAAGGTCTCTATCAAGGCATACCATTTGGTACAGCTCCCAAAATACAATAAACTTTTTCATTTACCAAAACGAAAAAATTGAAAAATGCTTTAAAGAAATTATGAGAATATAAATGGTACGCATTGACCAACAAGGCTTTCTCGACCGCTGCTGGGCAAAATTTGGCAAGGAACGTTATGACTTTTCAATGTCGGTATATGTCGCTAGTAAAAAGGAAGTTCAAGTAAAATGCAATCAATGCCTTGTCATTTTTTCAAAGCGTCCTGATTTACTTTGGGCTGGATCAGGATGTCAGAATTGTTCTATTCGCGCAAGTCAATTACCAATGGAAGTCTTTCTACAACGAAGCAAGGAAAAACATGGTGATAAATACGATTATGGTAAAGTTATTCTCAATGGTGTAGATCGACATGTTATCATTTTTTGTAAGGGATGTCAACGAGATTTCAAACAAACACCTTATGATCATATGAAAGGGCATGGTCATAAACTTTGTTCAAATAATATGTCAAAAGAAGAATTTTTACGTCGTGTTAAAGAAATACATGGAAATGATTATGATTTTTCAAAAGTCAATTATATAAGTACAAATCAAAGAATCAAGGTTAAATGCAATGGATGTGGTGAAATCAGTAATAAAATGGCGCGTAGTTTTTTGTCTGAACATAAGTGTAAAAACTGTTATCATAAACGACAACGTAAAACGACCGAAACATTTATCAAACAAGCCAAAGAAAAGCATGGTGATAAGTTTGATTATTCAAAGACAGTATATACACTCAATAATATCCCATTAACTATAGGTTGCCGAGAATGCGGAAAAGATTTCGATCAATTTCCAAATGGACATTTAACTGGAAGTGGATGTCCAACATGTGCATGGAAAGGTATGATGAAAACGCAAGAAGAATTTATAACAAAAATTGAACAATATTACCCTAATAAATATGATTTTTCAAAGTGTGTATATAATGGTACATATAATTCTGTCATTCTTATCGAAAAAGAAACTGGAAAAGAAGTGAAAAAAGTCGCAAAATTATTCTTTAATGGTAGATGTTATAAATGTAGTAATTATGCATACTATAAAGATAAAAATGGATATTTATGTCCAGATCATAAGACACCTGATGCAGTCAAGTTAAATAAAGTTTGTATTAATGAAGGTTGTGAAACTTCCGCAAATAGTAAATACGACAAATATTGTGCATATTGTTTTTGTCATCTCTTTCCTGATCATGAAAAATCGCGTAATTTCAAAACAAAAGAAAAAGAAGTGGTTAATCATGTTAGAGAATGTTTTTCCAAACAAGTTGATATCGTCACAGACAAGACAATAGATGGTGGTTGTTCTAAACGCAGACCAGATATCCTAATTGACATGGGTGGTTATGCTATCGTGATTGAAGTAGATGAAAATCAACATGGTAGATATGATACAACTTGTGATAACAAACGTTACTGTGAAATTGCAATGGATTTAGGAGACGGTGAGGTTATAAAACCAGTCGTCTTTATTAGATTCAATCCCGACAGTTTTAAGAAAGACGGTAAATTGGTGCGTTCGTGTTGGAAGAACCATCACACTGGAATTTCTATCTCTGACAAACCACAATGGCAAACCCGTTTGAAAGAGCTCGATAAAACGATTCAATATTGGATTGACAACTCGCCAGAAAAAGAATTTACACATGAATGGCTATTTTTTAATGAAGATGATGATATTGAAGAAGCTAACGATACTCAAATATCAATCCCGCAACTTGGATATACCATGATTCCAAAATTTCATGCCTTGATCTCAAAAAAGTTTAAAATTGATATCGAAAAATTAGACAACAGTTTTAAAGAATATATGATGGAACAGTTCATTCCGAAATTTCACACATTTATCTCGAAAAAGTTTAAAATTGATATCGTCAAGTTAACCAACGCTTATGACGAATACAAGACTAAATAATTTTAATAAATTATTCCACCAACTCTTTTATTGTATTTGCAATCCTTCTCGGATCCTCACCTCTAAACCCTAAAAATTCTACCTCGTCTAATCCCAACTTTTCTCCACATCTCAAATATAGCATATGTTTTATCTTTTGATTACTAAAAATTAACCAACATGCATCCATATTCTTTTCATAGGCATAATATAAGTCAGACAAAGATGCCTCATCTATATGACTCCTAATATAGGACAATTTACCTTTGTCTATCGCAGATTGCATCTCTTTACAAATAAAAATAATTATAATATCTAAAAAATAGAAAATGACATCAACCAAATTTGAAGAATTACCTTTACTTTATAAAAACCCAAAACAACCAGGTTCAACCCTCATTTTATCGTACGATGTTAACTCACAAGGTGTGATTAAACAATCCAAATTTATATGGGCTATCCAAAAGGACAATAAGGAAGTAGAAGCATCTGGGACAATTAAAAATCTTAAAAAATTGGATGAAATAAGAAATCAATTTATCCTAGATGGATGGGAACGCTACATACAACCCAAATACAAGATTAAAGACAAGACACCTGTTTCAAATGAACCAAAACAAACTTTGGAAGAGGTAGAAAAACAGATATATTTATCAGATAAAGACAAGATTGCAAGAGAACAGGCAATACATGATATACAAAAACATATAATTGGATTTGATTTGTAATTTCATATAAAAATATGAATTCCTAATTTTCAATAAATGTTTTCATCTTTTGGTATTCTGGACCATCAACAGCATAGGCCACAGGGATAGGTTAGACTGTATCTGGACGACATAAATAAATTTGTAAAACAATACAAAAATTTCTAAATATTTTCATCTAAAAATGTCGTAATTTTCTTAAATGTATTGTATTTTTGCGTATTGATGATTATTAGCGGAATCTTATTCTTTTTGGCATATTTAACCTTTAGTTTATCAACCTCTTGGTTCCTAGCAAAGATTTCTTCTGCATTGCGATAATTGGATAATTCATAATGAAACTTCCCATGTACTTCTATCAATATATTTTGTTCTGACAAGTAAAAATCATATGGTAAACATTTGGTCTTTTTCAAATCACAAAAAGCCTTTTGCATTTGAAATTCTATTTTCTTGTCAATCAAATATTTAGAGACAAGACGTTCCCATTTAGATGCACCAGGATACTTATCGATTAGACTATTCAATGTACATAATTGAATATGACGTTCTTTATAGTTACGTCGAGTCATGACTTTATGACATTGTTCGCATTCGACGGTATCCTCTTCATTTTTATCATGTACTTGTTTGATATGACGTTTCAATGTATCACTTCTTGAAAATACTTCTTCACAGATTGTACAAGGATATGTCTGCTCAGAATGTACTCGTGTTATATGACGATTTAATTTATATTGCGATACGAATTCTTTATCACATTTGTCACAAGGAAAAGTTGTTTCATGTGATGCGATATGTTCTTCTAAATCATCTGTATCAAAAGATTTATAACAGATATGACATTTTTCTTGGTCTTGCAAGATAGGTTTACCTCCCATTTCTTTAATACGTTCTTCAAGTTCCGTATTATCAATAGCTTTTGCATTGACTAGTCGTTGATGACTTTCTGTCTTATAATGTCTCAATAACGTTTTCTTATGTTTAAAAGTTATACAGCAATCATCACATTTCCATTTATATGTTTCATCTGAATGTAGATTTCTGTTATGATCATATAATGAACGAAACTTGATTTCTTTTTCACATATTTCACATGTAACTATTTCATCCAATTTATCTTGAATAGTTTCTCTATACCCCTTACAACAGTCTTTACAACCCGGACGAAGTTTATCCCATGTTGTTTTTGAATTGTTAAAGTCTGTCAATAACTTCCATTCTTTGCATGTACAGCAATGTTTGTGTTCTTGTTTGTTTATAATACGATGTTCGATTTTATTTGGATGTTTAAAGTTTTTCTTATTTTCCTCCTTTAACTCTGCCCAATCTTTACCTTCTTTTTCACACTTTTCTAAATCTTCTTTATTTTTAGCTTGCCATAGTTGTTTCTTTTCGCGGCATGTTTGACATGTTTTGAGAACTTTATCTCCTTTCGTAAACTGATCATTTGGTTTTACCTCTTTACATTTGGTACAAATAGAATTTGTATCTTCTGTATCTGACATTTTGGCGGAGATAATTTTTAGCTTTTTAAGACGTGTTTTTTCGCGACAATCGAAACATGTCTTTAATGGTTTGCCATTTTTCACAAATTGCTCCAAATCTTTAGCCTTCTTACACTTGCTGCATTTTTGCGTGGTGGTACTCATTTAATTCAAATGAGTCTTTTAAAATATTTTTCAATTTTTATTTTTTGAGGAGGATAATTTTTCATATTTTTGCGGCGGATTTTTTTAGTATTGCAAAACCATATGGTTTTGCAAGTTCATTTCAATTATTTTTGAATATCGATTCCTCCCCCGTAACCTCAAAACCATAAAAAGTGTGCTTTCGCGTTGGATGTTATAATCCGCCATAGTACGATCGTCTTCAAGTTGTTTGCCAGCAAAGATCAAACGTTGCTGGTCTGGTGGGATGCCCTCTTTGTCTTGAATTTTCGCCTTGACTTGTTGGATAGTATCGCCTGCTTCGACATCGAGAGTGATGGTTTTGCCAGTAAGTGTCTTGATAAAGATTTGCATTTATTAATACAAACATACTAAAATAATTTTTCAATTTTTTAAAATTTGGAGCGAAGCGAGTAATTTTATGTCCTCCTACGTCGGTGTGATATTGGGAACAAGTAATTTTTATATTAAAATACTTACGTCGAACAAGTAGTACAAGTCGTAACTCCTCTTGTCTTAACACCTGCTTTACTTCTACTATAATAGCAGCCTGTTTTATTACCGCGAGACCATGCTTCAAAAAGGTTTCTCTCAAACTTTTTCCTGTTTGGATCAGCAACAAACCAATTTAAGGATTGTGATTGACATACAAATGGTGTACGATCAGATGCATGAATAATCGAAGTCTTGGGACCAATTTCAAAACTAGTACGATATTTATCTAAAATAAACTTCCAACGTGACTCTTTTAATACTTTACCTCGGATGCTCTCTGGCATGACAAGATGTTGACAGCTTCCAATATCATTATCTTCATCAATACAAATTTGTGAACAAAGCTCAGGAGACCAAACGCCCAATTTTTTCATATCCCTAGCAAATTCAGGACACACAACAGTATATTGACCAGAAATCAAAGTCTTTGTACCTACTACAAAATTAAATTGTTCAAAACATGGCGCTTGTTCTGCAATAATCGATGAAGTAGCAGTTGGCATCAATGAAATCAATGTCGAATTATACATACCCTTGCTTACTTTACGTCTTAATCCATTCCAGTCAAATTCTGGTAAAAACTTTGCCTTATCCCCATTTGGAGCTTGCCAAAGGTCGGGATGTAAAAGACCTCGAGCATAAGGTGATGTAGAAAAGGCCGGATATGACTCCTTTTCAGAAGCTATATTTGCAGACTCATCAACTGCATAATAGTATAAAGCCTGTGAAATCTTGTTATTTAACAAACGTGCTTCATCAGAATCGTACAAGATCTCTAATCGTGCAAATGTATTTGCGAGTCCTTGAATACCAATACCTAATGGGCGATTCTTAAAGTTTGCATATTTAATTTGTGGGATACGTTCAGGATAATAGTTACGGTCAATTACATTATTCATTATACGTACTACAAATCGTACAACTTCTTCAAATAACAAGAAATTAAAGCTTTTATCTTTTACAAAATTTCCTAGGCAAATTGATGCTAGATTACAGGTAGCAATTTCCTTGTCAGATGTATGCAATGCAATTTCCGCACAAAGATTTGATGATCGGATAATACCATCTTGCATATTTGACTCATTGAAACGATCTGAAAAACAAATATAGGGAACGCCTACTTTACAATGGGCATTGTATAAATGCTCTGCCAACTCGGCTGCCTTGATTGTTTTAATTCCACGTCGCTCCTTTTCATATTTGATATACAATTCTTCAAAATCATCGCCCCATGTTTCAGTTAAACCAGGACAGCGTTTCGGACAAAACAACGTCCAATTTCCATCTTCTTTGAGACGTTTCATAAATAGGTCTGGAACCCAAACACCGAAAAATAGATTTGGTGTTGGATCTTGGTCATTGTCACCAATCGGTACTTTAAGATTGATAAATTCTAAAATATCGACATGCCAGACAGATAGATATGCAGCTGCTGATCCTTTACGCTTTTTAGATTGATCAACATACTCTAGAATACGCTCAAATGGTTTAAGCATTGCAGGTACACCGTCAGATTTACCTGCATTACCAATAAAGGAATGTCGAATTTTAGAAACGTCTAATCCTATACCTCCTGAATTACGAGAAATTTCACCAACATACATCCAATGATCTTCAATTGACCATAGTGAATCTTCGACTGTCAATACAAAACAAGATGCCATTTGAGGACGTAAAAGTCCTGCATTGTACATTGTTGGTGTTGCATGACTATAGAGCTGATCTGAAATGTAATTATATGCCTTGGTAATCATTGGGATATTTGGGTAGCAAAGAAAAGTTGCGATACGCATGTATAATTGTTCTGGTGTTTCACCGATATAAAATTTTTCACATTCTGGACAATCTTGTTTGCAATTGCCGCATTTATTGTATTTGAGTAAATAAGTCTTTTCGAGAACGCCGATGCAAATGGCTTGTTTATTGTCAGATTTTGATTCATCTGGAATAGTATCGAGAATTTCTTTATTGGCTTGTACAAAATTGTAATAATCTGGATCGAGGTAGATTTTGAGGAGGCCTGTAGATTCGGAAAATGTTTTGCCAGCGGTATTACGAATGGGGATTAATGCGAGACGTGAACCTAGAATACCCCAATCAAGATCAATTGTCACACGATTTGCGCAATGACGCGCTAATGAACGAATATCATAGCTGTCCTTGGGTCCCAAAGAAAGGTCAATGTTGAGATCGGCAATGTACGGCGCACAAATAGCTTCAAATTGTTCCTGAGTGTATTTCATTTAAAGATATTATAAAAAAAAATATTAATCAATTTTTTTCGTTCTTTGAGCGAAGCGAACGATACGCCTCTTATCTTCCTACGTCAGTACGAGCGTAGCGAGTAAATTTTTTGTCCTCCTACGTCGGTGCGTTCTTCCTGACGTCAGTATTGGAGCAAACGATACGCCTCTTTGAGCTAAGAAAAGATACCAATTCGTTTAATTGAACGAATTTCAGTTATCAACTTTTGAAGAACTTGTAGATTTATCCATACGTACGCGTTCATATAGGCTCAATCGTTGTTCAGGATCGAGTTTGTCAACAAGATTTTTATCTGTAAGTTTCTTGATGATACTAATACGAAGCTTTTGATCATCTGTACGTTCATACAATGTAATCATGAGTTCAATAACATGTAAAAATGCAGGAATTTCCTCAGTTTTTATATGAAACGATTTAAAATTATTCATTTCACTTTTTATTTCAGCAATCAATTCACTGTTTGTTAGACACAGCACTAGACTCTTTAAAATTCCTTACCACCTCATTAAATGCTATAGGATCAGGTACAAATTGATCCCAAACCTTCTTACGCTGTCGTTGTGGTATCTTTTCAAGGTTAGAAATTAATCCTTCTAACCCAGGAATAAAAACAAGCCCATTTAAATTTTCAAGAATTTCACGTTCTATTTTCTTTTCGTTTGAATTATAATAAGAGAGAGGAGTTAATTCACCCCATTTAGAAGCTATGGTTAAAGAACTACGAAAAGAATTTCGATCTTTTGCTATATTTTTAAATCGACAAAAAATATCAACTGCTTGTACAAATGTAGCAGTTGATACAGGTAGATAAAGATATTCACCAAACAATTTATAACTAACGTCAACAAGACTACTCCAATCTCTCTCTGGAAAAGTGAGGATTGGTTCATCTAGTTTCAACCGCTCAGATGGCGTATGGTTCAACATTGACAAAATTTGATCATGATAGCCTGTCTGATCGACAATCTTCCATGGAATATCATCCTCCTCATAAGTATACGCCCATGTATTTTTAGTCAAAAATTCAATCAATGACATTCCCAATGCCCATATATCTGTAGTCTTATCGGGGGATGGAGCATCTTCATGGTCATTATCAAGAATTTCAGGTGCTTTAAACCCAGGAGTATATGCAATTCTATCTGGTCTAGATGACGCTAATCCAAAATCTGCAATAACCAATTCCGTAATTTCAAGATCTGCATTCCACCAAGCAAGCATATTTCTAGTCTTGATATCCGCATGGATAATATCGCAGGCATGCAAGTATGCTAAACAGTTTGTAGCAAGATTATAGACATTTCCAAATACTTCAATGCGACGTTTTTGATTTATTGCAGTAGCATAATCATAAAGTGTTCCATTTGCCAATTTCAATGCAATAGATATTTTAGATGGTTCAAACACAACACCTTGTACAATATCTAAATACATTGGAGAACGTGTTGCAATTAAAAGTGAATAACATCCTACTTCACGAACAACATCATGATTTATGCCATTTCGATTGATAAACTTTTTTGTTGCTATTTTTTTGCTAGATGCTTTACTTTTCATGAGGGATACTACGCCATATGCTCCTTTACCCAATTCTTGTTCTATATCCCATTCCTCTTCTTTAAAATGTGCAAAAGAGGTCGATAACAAAGTTGAAACTTCTTGTATATCTCGAGCTGATAATTTCGCTTGTTTAGATGACCTTAAAACGGATGTTACAGTTTTGCGTACTCTAGAAGGTTCTTGATTGGTTGAAAAAGATGCAATGGCTGTGATTACTTTTGGATCGACATCTTTAAGTGCAATTGCGATATTTTTTACTTGTTGATCACTCATATTACAATATGAGGAAAATTTATTTATGAGTTAAAATTTGCCAATCTTCAACTTTTGAAAATGATAGACAGTTCATTTCAATTTCTGCTGGTGTAATATTAGCTTCAATATGTTTTTCAAGCACTTTAATAGACGATTTAGTCAATACCATTTTATAAATCTTTTGAACAAGTAAAATTGCATTTGGTAAATCAATATAACCAATATGCATTCGTAAAGTCACACGGCCAGGGCGAATTAATGCAGGTGTTAATTTATCCACATTGTTTGTGGTAATAATAACGATACTTGTCAATTCTATTATACCATCTAGAATTTGTAGTAAATCAGATTGTGAAATTCCAGGTTTAAATTTTTTGATACATTTTTCTATTTCCTTGTCTTCTTCAGTTTCTGGTTCTTCTTGTTTGCATGCAATATCGCAATCTCTATCCAAATCTTCTAAAACGATAATTTTTTGATCAGTTGGAATATACTTGTGTATGTTATCTATTAGATCTAGATATCTATCACAATGAAAACATGCGATTAAAGCGTCTAGAGATTTTATTGTTGATAATTTAGGAATTTGAATATGTCGTTTTGTCATATTTGCGATTGATTTGATAATGGATGTTTTACCAGTTCCTGGTGGTCCTTCTAATAGAATGACTAGCTTTTTAAGTTGACCATTTTGATAATCTTGAATCGTTTTCATCAATGTATCTTTGCCTTTAAAGAAAATTTGATCAAATGTGACATTTGTTTTGAAATCATAAAAACGTGCTTGTCCTTCCTTTTCATCGTTTAAAAACACGTAATGTTCTTTTTCGATAGTTTTTTCATAATTGTCTTCAATATATTTTTCATAACACTGTCGTATAAAGTCATGAATATGTTGAACAGATACAGTTGACGTAAAATCGATTTCATATGTCAGTGATGTACTTTTATCTTTACCTGATTCAATGATTGAAATTTGATACCATAAATTTTTATACCCTTCAACCAAAGTTTTACATGTTGGAATATAGTTAAACTTTTTACTCATCATACGTTCATATAGATTATTTCCTTCCATATCTTCACTTAATCGAAATTCACTATTTTGAAATTGTTTATTTTGACCATAATGTTCGATAGCCTTTATTATAGTTATATTATACGATGCTGTTGTAATAGTGCTAGCACCATATCGACTATCCATCATATCTACATATTTAATCTTTACTGTATACACTTTTTGATATTGTAAATACCATACCTTTAATTTCGCTAAAAGATCCGTCTGAAAAAGTGTACTGACAATCATAGCCACTAAACAGGACATTGACAATTGTAAGATTGGATAATCCTTAAATGGAATAGATGTTGAGATACTTTCAGTCAAGGTATTTTGAAGAACAAAACTATTCATCTGATATTTGATTTTTTACTTGAGGAGATTTTTCAGTTTTTGGATGAAAGGGAACTACTTTTGTATAGCACGCAGATATTCTAGCGTCTCCAAATTTCAAATAAATTTCTGTTTTTTTTTATTTTTGAATAAAAATGTCGTATATGTATTTAGGTGCAATCTTTTTAGGTATCATTATTCTCGCAGTCGGCGGCTATTTCTTATGGTCATATCTGACATTCAAGCCAACAAATCTTTTTGGATGTGCCGGCTTAAAAGGTATTTCAACCGGAAGTCAATTGAAAGCATATCAGGCACAATTTGACCCAACAATTGTTTGGGCTCCTGCAACATTGGTAGTTGGAAGCAATTCAATCACTGGCACAGCAAAAGGACAAACAGTTTTTGGTCCTTGTCAAATAACATTGGCTAGCGTATAATTCTTTTAAAAAAGGAAAATAATATAAATGGATGAATGTCTAGCTGTTGCAATGAAAATCTTAGGGCACATCCAAATACGGAAAGAGTCTTTGCTTTCTGTTCTGATGACGCAACATTTACAACTACTTATCGCGGAATAGGCTCAAGTTTAACAGTTGGTAAAATTATCGCTAAGCAAATATATAAAATATTTTGCGAAAATGGTGTTTTGGAATTAAAAAATCCAGAAACATCTTTTGACGTTCAAGATGATTGCTCATTCAAAACGGTCCAATTGAGAAAGAATATTTTTACTAATCCACATTGAAAATACATCAAAATTATATTTCAATGACAATTATAAAATAACACAATATATAAATTTAGAAAATAAATGGATACACTCTTAAAAATACTAGATATTCTATCATCTTAAAAATTATTGTAAAATAAAATAAATAATTTTAATTTTTTTATGAAAAAATTATTTCGAGAATAATAAAATGGTTAAACATTCACCAGCTAAAAAGTCACCATCTAAAAAGCGTCGCGTCGGTCGCCCACGCAAATCATCCTTGGCTCGCCGAGCGGTTGCGTCACACCAACGCGTAGTTGCCGCAAACAAGGCATCTGAAGCATCACGTCATCACCGTATGGACGTTGCTATGGCCAAAGCAACACGCGCTGTTGCAGCTGCCAAGCGCAAGGCAACAATGGCCGCAAAGAAAGTCACTGCTGCCAAGAAGGTATCAGCCTCTAAGAAGGCAGCTGTTAAACGTGGCCGCCCAGCCATGACAGCATCTGCTAAAGCACGCGCGGCATCTGCCCGTGCTCGCAATCGCCATATGGACTCACTCTTGGCCAAGGCAACAAAGGACGCTGCGGCCGCCAAGCGTAAAACCGCAATTGCCGCGAAGAAGATTACTGCGGCGAAGAAGGTATCTGTCGCGAAGAAGACACCAGTCAAGAAAGGTCGTAAATCACCAGCCAAAAAGACTCCAACAAAGAAAATGACAGCAGCGTCAATGAAGCGCTATGTTGCCAAGAATAAGAAATCAGAAGCGTCACGCCACCGTCGCATGAACGCTCTCTTGGCGGAAGCGAAAAAGAATGCCGCAGCTGCCAAGCGCAAGGCAACAATGGCCGCGAAAAAGGCTACAGCGGCAAAGAAAGCTAGTCCAGCAAAGAAATCGCCAGCCAAGAAACGTGTTGGACGCCCACGCAAATCACAGACAAAAAAAAACTAACTCCCGCTAAAAAAATGCAAGCCCGTCTTCATGGGAAAGGTTTCGGATCAGCTAAATCTTCGTCTTTTACACGTTGGGGAAAAATTCAAGCAGGCAAACAAGGCCTCTATGCTCGATCAGCACCGTCTGAAATTGAGATTGTCAAAATTAAATCACCTTCTAAAAAGCGCTCCATGCGCTCGGCTCGTTCTCGCTCAGCAATGAAAGCTGTTTCTACTATGAATTAAAACATTTCATTTCTCATAAATGAAATCCCTTTAAGCTTCATGTACACCATCTATTTGCTTTCTAATTTTAGACAAGTCTTGACACAAGATGTTGTAAATTTGTTTGGCTACTTTATCATGGCCATGTCGTTTTGCTTCAAGGCAATCTTGTTGGGTAGGTACGATTCCTTGGCGATAGAGAAATTTAACAATTCTAATTTTACCTTTTTTACATGCGGCAGTCATTATATCATGTAAAGAATAGCCATTTGATGTCAATTGTCCAAAATCACACGTTTTATTTTTTTCAATAATGTATTCAGCATTCCAAAAGCCATAAAAATAATTCAATACTTCTTTATTTCCCAATTCAGTAGCTATTTTAGCACACTCATAAAAGGCTTCTGTTGGAACACGCATATCTTCTGTAAACACTTGAATCATTTCAAGATTTCCATGTTCCACTGCTTTATAGAGAAAAGAGATATCCAAAGTTGTCATTTTCTGCAAGATTAAAGATACAGCTTGTGTATTTGTTCGTTCAATCGCAGTCAACATTGCATTATACAAGATGTAGTCATTTTGAAAACGTTGATCAGATAATAAAAGTTCAACCATTTCATCATTACCTTCTTCGATAACTGCAACCAATGGATACCATGATACTAGATGTTTTGGATAGTTTTGTAAAAGCAAATGAACAGCACCATAATCCCTAGATTTAACTGCTCCAATCAATGCAAGATTAAATTGCTCAACATTCATTTTTATAAGTAGAAAAATTTTATATTTTTCAGTTTTTTTTGTGATATCGGAGCGTAGCGAACGATACACCAACCGATCGAGCGAAGCGAGATCAATTTTTGTTAATCTCATAAGGTTCAGTCATTTTTATTATTTTGCAGTTTACCCACTAATTTAAGATAGTCTAGCATCAAATATCCAATTCCTGGTGTAATCCATTTGTCTGGAGGTGGTAAAGTATGCGTATTTTCGTGAAATACAAAATCCATCCATCCAATGTATTCAGTCGACGGAAGTTGTGCTTTGTAAGTTCTGTATCTTAGTACTTGTGCATCAATGTGTTTGTGTTCTGTCATTAGAATCATCTTATGAATTTCAGAGATTAATTTCATTTTTCATCCGTCTATACTCTTTTCCATCTACGCGATACCTGTAGGCGATCAACATCTCTTTTATCGTTTTTGTTGCAGCATACTTGATTGCCCATTCAGGTGGTTCTACCCGTCCATCTTCTAATAGCATTTCGACCACTTTTACATGATTACCGGCACTAGCCCATTTTATAGCATAATTATCATATGCGGCTGGATCTGCTCGTCCATCTTGCAATAAAGCTTCAACTATTTGTATATAACCTCGTTTACTAGCATAATTGTTATCGGCTGTTGGATCTGCTCGTCCATCTTGTAACAGCAAGTTTATTATTTCTAGACTATTAGAATGAGTAGCCCATAATATAGCTGAATTATCATATCGTTTAACGCTTTTTGTGCCTTTTCAACATCTCCAATATAACAAGCATCAACTAGATTCATCTTAACAAGATGAATATTTTAGAATATTATTTCATTTTTCATTCTACAATATTCTTGTAACGAATCAACATCTCTTTTATCTCTTTTGTTGCAGCATTACCAATTGCCGCATTAGGTACTTCGACACGTCCATCTTCTAATAGCAATTCGATTACTTTTATTCGGCCAAAAAAACTAGCCCATCGTAGAGCAAAATTATGACTAGTAGTTGGGTCTACACGTTTATCATGTAGCAACGCTTTTACTACATCTACATGACCAGTTTCACTAGCCATTATTATATCATGATTGTTATGAGCGGCTGGATCTCCTGGGAAACCCAGGTGCACGTCCATCTTGTAATAAAAATTCTACTATTTTCATATGCATCCATGTACACATATCTGTAGAACTAGTTGTCAGTGATTCTATTAATTTGTCGAAATCTTTACGATTATAAGCATCTATAATTACATTCATTTTGTTAGATGAATATTTTTAGAATGTTATTTCAAATTTTAATCCACTACACCTCCCATGGTTTAGCATCGCATTTGCTGCATTTGGCAAAATTATGGGTTGCTTCATCACCTGATCTCATTTGAATAGACTGTGTATAGACTTCATCACAGCCACATTTACTGCATTTATACAAGCCAGTCACTAGATTCTTTTTACGACAGGCAAAGTCAATACCCATTTGTTGGGCGACTTTAGCTTCTTGCCATATTGACAAGTCAAAATATTCGACTTTCTTTTTTAATTCTTTGGCTGTAATATTATCTTTTATCTGGGTGCTTGCCAGAATATCGTATTTACTTTGCATTTGATAATTATATATTTCTCGAAATATTTTTCACTTTTTTTTATTAGCTCAAATAAAATGATGTATACTCTTTTTGCTTCAATAATTGTTGTTGTATTGGGTCTCCTTGCAATGGCCTATTCAACATATACATTACGCACACTAGATAATACTCTCTCACGTTTTGGATCGTGGTCACAACCTCTTAAATGGGCACTCTTAATTCTCGGCGGTATGTTGTTTGTCAGTGGCGTTGTAGCAATTGTCATGTACTTTAAAACCGGCCAAATGGGCAGTCCACTCGAAGTTTATATGAGCAATAATAAAGGAGGCATAAACTCTGCCGACTATTTTTCAAGCCAATTACAAACAATCGAAACTGGAGCTGTTGGAGAAGACGCAATGACAGACAAGGGCTTTGGTAAGATTAAATCTGTTTTGGCGAATCAAACTGATCAAAAGACTGTCACACAAAATGGCATTCAAGGCGTATTTGTCGGCGGTGCCAACATGTTGCCAGATAACATTTTAACCAAATTTTGGCTCCCACAATTTACATTTGTTGACCCTGATCACTGCTCGAGAACAATCAAACCTTATGGCAATTGTCAAGGTGTAAGTCGCCATTTCCGCGACGAATTACGCACGGTTAATGGCTGTAATAAGATACACGTCAGTGCGCCCCAGCAAATTCCGTATGTTTCTATGGTCAACTTCCCATTTTAATCACTCGAATTTCTTTTTATTAAAAGAACATATTGACTTGAACAAAATAATATATTTGAAGAAATTATAATACGTCTGCTGTATCACCTCGGAATCGAAAAATGAAACCACCACAATATTGACCTTTTCCTTTTTTACGACGGCAAATAGCTCCAATATTTGATGTAAATAATTTTAACTGTCGAGCTGCAGCTGCAATACTAACAAACTCATTGATAATTTTCTTGGTTTTAGGACAAATTTGAACAACTGGACGTGTTGTCTTTCTATTGGTAGCTTGTTCTTCTTTGGTCGCCCATCTTAAATTACTGACATGATCATTTTCAGTATTTTTATCTATATGATCGACGGTATGTTTATTTGTTGGTGGTAATCCATGAAAAACAGTACAAACTAATCGACAACGACGCCATTTTTGCGTTTTGATTTGAAGACGAAAATATTTTCCTTCTTTATAAGCTTGGAAAAATCGACCTCGTGGACATTTAACACGTCCTAAAGAGGAAACTTTAAATCCATGTTCAAAATCTTTCCAAATTTCATTTTCTAAATCATCTTTTTCTGCATATTTCCATTTGAAACCTCCTGCTGATTGTTGTACTCCAGTACACGCTTTAATAATAGTAGAATTATGTCTACCAATATGTTTAGCCGCGTGACTTGCACTAATCCACCATTTTATAAACTTATCTTTCATATCATATTGATTAACGGCTCTTCCAACCGTTGGTTTTGACCGTGGATTCTGATTTAAATTTTGTTCTCTTTGTGTTGCCCATCTAAGATTTCTAATATTATTATTAATTCGATTTTTATCTATATGATCAACAGTATTTTGGTTTACTTGCTTTGGAAGATTGAATGATACTGCTAAAACAACATGTGCCAATAATTGTTTCTTCTGAGAAGAGAAAGCCCATTCTATATATCCTTTTTCATTTGGCTGAACTTTTTTGATGTACCCAGTCTTAATATTTTTACATTCTCCTGTACTAGACACTTTGAATCCAGGTATATTAAAACTAGGATGTAATGGAACCCAGCGTTTTCCATTACTCGTATCGTCTTTCGATGGAAAATATTGTCGTGCTAATTTTTTAATCACAATTGATTTACCATCATAAAACATTTTCTTACCTTTTAAAATAAAGCCAGAAGGTTTTTTGACACGCCCAAGATTAGAAACTTTATACCCCTTTTTTTCAGTGATTGTTTTCCAGACCTCTGCCATCCTTATAAATATTATGAAATATTTAAACTTTTTCAGTTTTTTGTGATCCCGGAAATGGCTCTAAACATCTCTCCCAAAGTTATACCACTCAATTTTTATCTAAATTGCATTCTTCTATGGTATCTCTTCTTTCAGATAAAAATGTTGCCATGAGTGAAATTCTAAAGAGTATTTCTTTATTAGATAAAATCATCAATTCTCTTTTAATCGCCTCCACATGTTCCGCCTCTTCACGTTTTTTCACAGCATTTAAATATTTCTGATCAATCTCTCGAAAAACCCTTACTTTTTCTCTATTGAGACATAATGACAGATATTCCCGTTTATAAGATGGTCTAGCTATCACACAATCTGATAAATGATGTCTTACAGTGATAATATCATCATGTATACACTCTACTATCCCAACTAGATCCACATATCCTACATCATATTGTCTATTACAAATTACATAATCACCAACCTTCATTTATATATTGTTGTAGATTCATTTTATATTTTTTAGATAGTAAGTTCTCTCATTCGTTGATATTCTGGACCATCAACTCGATACTTCCATTGGATTAACAGGTCTCGAATCTCTTGTGTTTTTGCATTTTCAAGAGCAAAGTTGTCTTTCACAGTTGGATCAGCACCATTTTCTAATAAGAATTTAACTGTTTCAGGATATCCAAATTGACTGGTAACTCTTATAGCTAAATTATCATCAACTGTTATGTCACCTCCCACATTTAATAAAAGTTTAGCTATCTCTAACTGTCCTTCTATACATGCTACTTGTATAGGTTCATTATCATTGGCAGTTGGATCGATTATATATTCTCCATGATATTCAAAAAGTAAAAATTTAACAATTTCAATATGTCCATTTCTGCATGCTTGTGTTAATGGCATATGACCATCTATTGTTGGATTTGCACCATATGCAAGCAAAAGTTTTACTATTTCTAGATAGCCAAATGTACATGCTTTACCAAGTGAATCTCCTACACACGGATCAGCACCTGCCTCAAGTAACATTGTAACGATATCCAAATATCCTTTTTCACTTGCACGTCTTAAAGCATAATCATCGTCATTTTGATATCCAGGTAAAGATGGTTTCGCACCTGCATCAAGTAAAAGTTTGACTATCTCTGTATGCCCATTATCGCTAGCATATCTCAGTGCCCAATTATTTTTTGAGGATACATCGGCTCCATATTTAAGTAATAGTTCGACTATTTTAGTATGCCCATTTCGACTAGCTATTTGTATAGCTTCATTATCGTCTTCAGTTGGTTCGACACCTTGTTCTAATAAACGTTTTACTTTACTGATTTTTCCATCACGACACGCTTTGATTAAACTCATCTAATTAGAAAAGTAATCTTTAACCATTTTTCAATTTTCTACAAATTTCCAATAATATCCCTTACATTTGGTTTCATTATTACAAGCATATGAAAGACTTGCCTTTGTTACACCAACTGATTCAGCTGCTTTAGTAATAGATGAAAATTCTCTAATAATTTCGTCATCTTTCATTTGAACAACTTTTTTACAGTATTTCTTTAACCGTCCAAATTCAACAGCATGTTTCATATTTTCTTTCGGTGTGACCCATTCTAAATTGTCAACATTATTATTTGATCTATTACTATCAATATGATTCACCTGATCTCTTTCAGTTTCATCATCTGCCTTGACATCTGATGCTCCTAAAAATGCCATTGCTACCAAACGATGAACTCGATAAGTGTTATTAATACCTCGTTTATCTCCTAACCCAATTGTCATATAACCTTCAGTAGTCTTTTGTTGTATCAACATACGTTTAAAATGTTGACTCCAAATTTTACCATTGTTGTAAATGCGATACATTGGAAAGTTATCTAAAACTTTGTATTCTCCAGAGACATCTGTGTCATATTCGTCAACATAAAACCATTTGGCACCGCGGTAAATTTGATCAGTATCAATATGTTGACGAAAAATTCGATTTGAGACACCAGCATCAGTATAAGCTTCCTTAATCGTAGGAAAAATAACATCTTCTTTTCCCTCGACAACCTTTCTAACTCGTCGTCCGCGAGTTTTTGATCCAGTGATATTAAATGCATGTGTCATATTGTCTGGATGTGTCGACCATTCCAAATTATCCAAAGTATTATTTTTTGGGTTACCATCAATATGGTTAACATCTGATAGGTTAAATGGGTTAGGAATAAAAGCAATCGCCATCAAGACATGAATACCCGTTTTAACTTTTTCACCATTTTCTGTATGAATACCAAGTTTGCCATATCCACTATCATAATTTAATGATCTAACTCTTTTCTTATATCGGATTTCACCCTTTGGCGTAATTTCATATGATGGGTCAAATCCTGGAACTTTATACCAACCATACTTGACACGTGGATTTTTATATTCAGTACAACTTTTAGTATCATCATCGTCTAGATACATCTCTTGTACCTCAACTGGATGATAATTATTGATAGCTGGAACAATCGTTTCAGTTGTTGTTTTACCAAGAGACTTGTAAAAACATCCGTTATATGATTCACCTGAACGTAAAAGTTGTAACAACTGTTGAGATCTAATATGCGCGTCTTCACATGCGAGCTTTTGACTAGTAAAAATTTGTTCTGTTCCATCTGGACAGATTTTTAAAACACCTTTTCCATTTTTCTGAATTTTACGTGTATCTTTATATTCTTCTACAGGTTTATCTTTATATTCAAAAACAACCTTTTTCTTATTCAACTTGACAACTTTTTGTTCTCTTAGTGATGCGGTAATGGTTTTGCGCGCAATCCCTGGATTTTTACTTTGAGCTTCTCTAATAGATGTATATTCACCTAGAACCACGCCCTCTGTATTTTTCATTACGATATTTATTGGTTTAGACATTTCATTATATTCATTCGGAATGTCAAACAGTTGTTCCATTACCTCTGCAATATAGACACGTGTTTGATTTGCACAATCGTCATCACTCAAGAGCCATACGACTGGACCCATGTTTGATTCTTCTTGTGCAATTTTTGTCTTTTTATGTTTACTCCATACTGTTCCATTTTCATAAAACTTGTATTTTGAAAAGCCTGGTAATTCTTTCATTTCAGTTTCTGGTTCTTCTTCCAGATGATATGACCAGCCTTTAGTACCTTTCTTTACCCATGACAAAAAGGTATCACGTTTGACATCTTTTAATTCTTTATCATTTTCAAATGCATCATTAATATTTTTGTATTCAGTTACCACATCATTACGTACTTTATAAACCGGACGTCCTCTGTTATTTACGGGTGTCTCTGTCAAATTATCAAGAGAATTGTTATTTGGATTGCCATCTATATTGTAGACTTTTTTGCCATTCATAAATAGATTTGACATTAATTGTGCTGTACCAATAGACACAGGTTTTCCATTTTCATCAAATACACGAAAACAACGTGCTTCACTCAGATATTTGCCAGCCTTTTTCGAAAAGATACGACCTTTTGTATTGATAGTATAATTCGGGTATACTTGATCTATCCACACGACGGGTTTTGCTGCCATTTATATTAATACTTTTCTTTAAAGTATTTTTCAATTTCCCTGAAAGTATTATTCATATTTCCAGAGATATCCATCACGTTCTGTGCCACTTTTACATGCTCTATCAATTGTTGTTTTATTGACTCCATAACCATTTTCCTTCGTTGCTTGTGATAGTGATGTATATCGTTCAACGATTTGTTTAGTGGCAGGATCGATTTTTAAAACGGTTTTTGATTGTTTAGTTTTTCCTCCAAATAATTTTGTTTCACGTTTGGCTTCTTTGACCCATTCGAGATTGTCAATGTTATTGTTTTGTTTATTATGATCTTTATGGCTGACAATGTCTGTCGAATTTAATGGACGTCCTAAATAAATATATGCCATGAGATTATGAACATAAAAGCTTTGTTTCAGTTTATTAATCGTTAAAGATACCATTAGACCAGATGCTTCTTGTTGAGTTAATAAGAATTTATTTTTCTCAATACTCCAAATTTTTCCAGATTCATAAAAACGATAACCTGGCAAATTGCCATCTTCATAAAATTCCCCTTGGCTTGTACGATCAGTATCTGCCTTATCTAGAAAATACCATTTAGCTCCACGAAATTCTTTATCTGTATTTATATGGTTATTAGCGAAATATTTCGGCTGTGCTGAAATGTCTTTTGCAGCTTCTGAAATGCTTGGAAATATTGTCTCATTATATTCAGTCACTTTTAAAACGCGACGGCCATTATGTTTTTGTTCCAATCCAAAATATTTATAAAGATCTGGTGTTTCAAATGAAAACCATTTGAGATTTTTTGCTTTATTCGAACCTGGTTCAATTTGTCCTACAATAGAATAATTGTTTGGATTTGGTACATAAAGTGTCGCTACCAAACGTTTCACAGTTATTTCTGTGTCATTCAGAATTGCCTGCTCATAGCCATTGGTATTATACGTCGACACAATTGTATCATTCTTTTTAATCTGACCATTTTTCGAAATTTGATAACCCAACATTTAACAGTTGCTTTTTCTTTAAAGTACTTTTTCAATTTTATACATTTTTCATTTGTAATAAATGAAACTTTTTTGTAACGACAATGCAAAACATACAAGTTTAGATAGTAAGAGACACGCTACCACTCGAGTAGTTCACCGGTAACCAAACCGCAGCCGCAGTCTTGCATGTAAACTTTTGCTTGACTCCACCAGTTGCTGGGGTTGTTCCGCCTTGGACTGGGCAAACGCTGTTGGCGATTGGGTTTCCAAATTGGTCATAGCCGTTTTGAGCGAGACGAGCTTCGTTTGTCAAGCGGACATCAACATAGGCATTGGCAATACGGGCAAATTCTGTCGCTTGTGTAAAGCAGGCAGATGACATGTCAAATGACAATGGGAAGACGATTGTGTAACGATCCGCAGCGCCTGGGCATGTTGAGAAGCCGACTTGCGCCATTTTAGAGAGCAAGACATCGCGTTCATCACGTTCCGAAGAGTCATAGTAGAGTGTCGCTTTAGCAGTTGTCGACACACCGTGACCTCCGAGAATTGTAGAGGCAACATCTGAATATTGTGTTTCAGTTGTATTGAAAACACCAACATGAATCGCCGATGTCGCGAGTGAGAGACGGAGTGGGAATGATGTAATATCGCAGTCGAGGCATTCATTGGCCGCACCCATTGTGAATGTCTTGATTGGCATAGCATAGACACGCTTAGCCAACGCCTTCTTTTCTTCTGGTGTGCCAATCGCGCCGTGCGCATAGACAGCCATGTTGGTCCATTCTGGGCATGAACCGTCGCATTGGTAAATTTGAGAGACCGAGCCAACGCAACCAACAGTTGGTGAAGCCATGCATTCGCTGTTGATAACTTCAAAAATGTGGTGAATTGGGTTGAGTTCAATTTCAATCAAAACTTCAGAAAACAACATCGAGCCAGTGACAAGACGAGCGCCTGAAGAGCCGAGCATTGAAGAGTAGACCGCCAATGGCATCGAAACTGGGCGCGACGAGCCAAAGACTGGACCAGCCCATGTTGGGTTACCTGCTCCAGTTGGTGTGCATGGGGCATTACCTTGCACCTTGCTGAGGAATTCACCAGAGTTACCCATCATGAGGTCAACGTTTTCGCGTTGGTGTTGGGCAATATAGTTTTGAATATAAAAGACTTGAATGTGGTTATCGATTTCCAAGAGTGGGAGATCTTGAACTGAAATGAGTGTGCGGTGAAACGCATAGACCATCCAGTTTTGACGGAAGCGAGCATAAGAGCCAGCTGGTCCAGTATATTTGACTGGTGACATTGTTCCCATCAACCAGACTTCGTTGAGGTAATCGAGCGCTTTTGGGACGCGATAACCTTGTGTGTTGCCTGAGCGGAGTTGACCACCGCCTTCTGGCTTGAGGCGAACTTGAACTGGTACTTGCTTGACAAGACCAATTGGGCTGCAAATTTGCAAATTTACACCTTCATTTACTGGTGCGTAGAATTGTGATCTTCCGCATTGGGCATAGAGGTCTACTCCGACGGTACTGAGATTTGTTCCTTGAAGTGCTAATGACATTTTGTTTATAATAGAACTAAAAAATTTTCAGAAAAATTGTAGAAAAACCTAGTTTCAGATGGATAAAAAAATATTGTAAAATTTCATATAAAAATATGAATTATTTAACGACGCTGTTTTGCTGATTTACGATAATTAGTTTGTGCTGAAATCCATTCTAGATTTGTAGCATTATTATTCTGAGGATTGCCATCAATATGATTAACAACGTTACGTTTAGTAGTACGTTTGTCTGATGATTGACGCTGACTATTCATTCTTATAGGAATAAGAATATAAAAATAATTTTTCAATTTTTTAAATTATTCACTTTCACATGAATCTAACGTATCATCACTTGCACTAACATATGCAAACTTCCATATATAACCGGCAGTTTTATGTTGTTTTTCATTGCAACATAGTGAAATTGCACCATGCTTTGCATTTACGCCTTTGGCTGCTTCTGTTATTGTTTCCCAATATTTAACAAATTTGCCATCTAAAGTATATTGAATTATGGCTTTACCAAATGCAAACTTTTTATTAGTTTGACCAGTACACCAACGCAAGTTTGACACGATATTATTTGACTGATTTCCATCAATATGATCCACTTCAGGTAAATTGTCTGGGTTTGGTATAAATGCAAGCGCAACCAAACGATGTACTGAAAACGTTTGTGTTATGGTTGGTTTTATAGTTAAATCAATTGTTACATACTTTTCGTTCATTTTTGTTTTCTTCAAGAGCAAAGTTGTTCTATTTCTAAAACGCGCATATGTTGAAACATCATAATTTAGTTTATCCACGCGTTTCCATTTTTCTCCAGGTAAATCATCCGTATAAATTTCAGTCTTTTCGGTAAAACGCCATTTGAAACCTTTATACACTGTATCATTTGAACATGCAGAAGAAATACCTTCGCGTTTAAATTTGCCATCCGATTTGAGTTCGGCATCAGTTGCACTATCAAATTTCTCTAAATCTTTTCCTGTTTCTTTATCAACCTTGTAGATCTCTTTCTTGCTACTTTTAATTAGACCAGTCGCGTGTGCATGTTTTACATTTTCACTTTGAGTGACAAATTCCAAATTATCAAGATGGCAATTCATTGTATTGCCATCCTTATGATTAATAACGTCACTAGATCTTAACTTTAATTCTGGATGAAAAGTTGATAAAACAAGATAGTGAACACTAAAATTTATACGATTAGTCTTTTCATCTTCTTCGTCGTCATCTTCATTTTCATTTTCTTCATCGTCTTCATCATCTTCATCATCTTCATCATCTTCGTCATCATCACCTATACGGGTTAATTTGATAGATGCATAACCATTCCGTTTTTGATTTTTCATTATCCGTTTTTTACCACGACTATTACGAACAAACCCAGTATTTGAAACTTCGCCATAGTACCCTTTTATAGGAAGCCATACCTCGTCTTTAGGGCGTGGAGGACTCCAATAAGTTGTCATTAAACTAGTTATTGTTGGCTGTTTATCATTTCCGTCGACATCATTTACATGTAGACGACCTCTTTTAGTTATTTTACAAATATTATTTGTTTTTGTATTTTTAACACGACTTTTATCTGAAATTTCAAACCCAGGAAATTCTTTCATTGGACGCCAATGTTCATTTGGATCATTATCAAATGCAATTTTCATCAATTTTGCAGTTGAACGTTTTACTGGTCCAAAAAATACACATCCCTTTGCATTTTTACTCAAGATTTTACCAGTTGCAATTTCACGTACTTCTGATTTGTTGGATACTTCATATTTTAGAAATTCTTCAATCGCACGCCACTCTGACATATTTGATATTA